TTTTAATAAATAGTTTAAGGAAACGTAAACGCTTTGCTAAATGGATGCGTTCCGCTAAGGTGAAAAATATAGAGTATGTCAAAGAGTATTATGGTTATAGTAATGAAAAAGCTAAGCAGGCTCTAGAAGTTTTGACCGATGAACAAATTGAAATAATAAAAACAAAATTGATTAGAGGCGGTAAACATGGACGAATTGGAGTGGACCCCTGACCTGATGTTAGAGGTTGGGTTAGCTGAATCCGACGATTTCCTCAAAGTGAGAGAAACATTATCCCGCATAGGTGTTGCTTCTAGAAAAGAACGAAAACTATACCAGTCTTGTCATATTCTACATAAACAAGGTAGATATTACATAGTGCATTTTAAAGAGTTATTTGCACTTGATGGTAAGCCAACCAATATCTCTATAAATGATATTGAAAGAAGAAATACAATTGCAGGTCTATTAAATGATTGGGGACTCGTAAAAATAATTGGAGAGAATGAACCTAGAGCACCATTATCACAGATAAAAGTTTTATCCTTTAGAGAGAAGGAAGATTGGATATTGGAAACAAAATATAATATAGGGTCAAAGAAAAGTATTGATTGATGTTATTAGCAATATATGAAAATAAAAAGTATGAAACAATACACGTTCCGTTAGAAAAGAAAAAAGAGATACAAGAGTTTCTACGGAAAGAAGGTATACGATGGTACACAATGAGTTGGAGTGAAGGAGAAAAAGAATATGTCAATAAAGCTATTACGGCTGAAGTCGGGTGAAGATGTTGTTGCAGATATAGATGAAAATGTAGATACAATAACATTAGAAAACCCAGCACAAATTGGACCCGTGGGTGATCCCAGAGGTGGTAATGTACAGATGGGGTTTGGTCCTTGGGTACCATTTAACAAAGGTAAAACGGTAGAAATACCTAGAAATTGGGTAGTATTCATTATTGAACCTGCTGATGATATTGTAAATAATTATAGACAGGCATTTGGATCTGGTATTGTAGTACCTCCTGTAAAAATAGATCCAAAGGCTTTACTTAAAGAGTAACCTGTGTTATAATTAGTAGATGTCTGAAAATTTCTATACAAACATAATTCAAAAAGGTAATACGCTTCTCGTCCGTGCGATAGAGGACGGTAAGCGTGTTCGGCATGAAGTAAAGTATAAACCTACTTTTTATTTTCCAACAAAGAAAAAATCAAAGTTTAAGACTCTCAAAGGAACTCCAGTAAAATCTATTGAATTCTATTCGATCAGTGAAGCTCGAGAGTTTTTAGCACAATATAAAGAGCAGCCCGGAGTTATCTATGGAATGGAGCGGTATCCATATGTTTGGTTGGCTGATCACTATGAAGGTTTTGTCGATTGGAATATAGAGAAGATTCTTATTCTCACCATAGATATAGAAGTTGCAAGTGAGAATGGTTTTCCACAACCAGAATCAGCTGATGAAGAAGTCCTAGCCATCACAGTAAAGAATCATAGAACGAAGAAGATACTTGTATGGGGTATCTATGATTATAAAAATGACCGTGATGATGTAGAGTATTTTCATTGTATAGATGAACGTGAGATGCTTGAGCAATTTGTTGGGTTCATGGTATCAGTACAACCAGATGTTATCACAGGATGGAACACAACATTCTTTGATGTTCCTTATCTCGCTAATCGTATTACAAGATTGTTTGGTGATAAGATGCGAAACAATATGTCGCCGTGGGATGTTGTTTCGGAAGAAAAGGTTACAACATTCGGTAGAGAACAAACCAAATTTAATATTTGGGGTGTTGCAAACATGGATTATATGGACTTGTATAAAAAGTTTACATATAAGAATCAAGAATCGTATGCATTAAATTATATTGCTGGTGTAGAGTTGGGTGTTAAGAAAGATAAAAATCCATATGATACATTTAAAGAATGGTACACTAATGATTATCAGTCTTTTGTAGATTATAATATCAAAGATGTAGAGCTTGTAGATGCATTAGAAGATAAGATGAAGTTGCTTGAGCTGTGTCTGACTATGGCATACGAGGCCAAGGTAAATTATATAGATGTATTTTCTCAAGTTCGTATGTGGGATGTGACAATTTATAATTATCTCCGAAGTAAAAACATTGTAGTACCACAAAGAGATTATAGAACTAAAGGTTCAAAGTATGAAGGTGCTTATGTAAAAGATCCACAGACAGGTCAACACAAATGGATAGTATCATTTGATTTGAACAGTTTGTATCCACATTTGATTATGCAATACAATATATCACCAGAGACAATGATATCACAGAGATTTCCTAAGGCGATAGATGTTAATAAGCTATTAGCTAAAGAAGTTGATACCAGTGTGTTGGGTGATAATTTGACAGTGACTCCAAACTCTGCTTGTTTTAGAAAAGACATCAGTGGATTTCTTCCAGAGTTGATGGACAAAATGTATGATGACCGTGTGAAGTTTAAGAAGTATGCGTTGGAAGCCAGCCAGAGATATCAAAATACAAAAGACAAAAAGTATCTGAATGATATATCAAAATATAATAACATCCAGATGGCTAGAAAGATTGCACTGAATAGTGCATACGGTGCCATAGGTAATCAATACTTCCGTTATTATGATGAAAGATTAGCAACAGCTGTTACAACATCAGGCCAGTTGAGTATTAGATGGATTGAGAATAAGGTTAATGAGTATCTTAATAAAGTTTTGCAGACAGAAGATATAGATTTTGTTGTGGCATCAGATACAGATTCAATATATGTTAGATTTGATGAATTAATTTCAAAAGTTAACCCAAAGAACCCTGTTGACTTTTTAGATAAAGTAGCTAAAGAAAGATTAGAACCTTATATTACTGAGTGTTATGAGGAGTTGGCTGAGTATGTTAGAGCATATGCACAACGAATGGTGATGGCGAGAGAAGTTATAGCTGACAAAGGTATCTGGACTGCGAAGAAACGATACATCTTAAATGTCTATGATAGTGAAGGTGTACGGTATGCAGAGCCTCAGTTAAAGATCATGGGTATCGAGGCAGTCAAGTCATCAACACCAGGTCCTTGTAGAGAGATGATTAAGTCGGCATTGACTTGTATAGTGAATAGTGATGAGCAATCATTAAATACATTTATACAAACATTTCGTAAAAATTTTATGAAGTATCCTGTAGAAGAAATTGCATTCCCAAGGTCGGTGAATGGTTTAAAGAAGTGGGGTGATAGAAGTCAGATATTTAAGAAGCGATGTCCTATGCATATTAAAGGTGCGTTGATATATAATCATCTATTAAAAGAACATAAACTAACAAAAAAATATCCTTTGATACAAGATGGTGAGAAGATTAAGTATCTATTACTTAGAACACCTAACAAGTTGCAAGCAAATGTGATTGCATTTCTTGGCGTATTGCCTAAAGAGTTTGATTTACATGACAAGATAGATATGGATTTACAATTTGAGAAATCATTTGTTGATCCGTTAGAGTTTATTGTAAATGCAATTGATTGGCGAATTGATAGAAGTTATGGTACACAGAGAACATTAGAGGCATTATTCGGATGATATACAACGAATACTTATATAGTTATCTAGATCGTCATAGTAATTCTGATGGTCTACCTATTTTGAATACAGGTGAGTTCAAGCATTGCACAGAGAAGTATGGTAAGGAAGACTTCCGTGAAACATTGTCGGTCTATATCGCAGAAGAACGTCCACCATTTCCATTCAAAGAAACATCATATGCAGATATGGTATCAAGTTTTCAGAAGTTAAAGAAGGCTGATTATACAAAGTTTATTACACCTGTAGGTCAGTTAGATCGTGAGGTGTTTGAAAAGTATGATGACTACAAATATAATTTTGTTGATTGGGGTTTGGGTCTTATAGATACACCATCGACATACAATATTTGTAGTGATTACTTTATGAATAAACTCAGATTACGATGCGGTTCATATAGTTTTAAAGCTCCTGCACAGGTGTGGGAAGAAGGTTCAGCAAAAGAGATATGGCGTTCTATTGGTGCAATCTGGAGAGGTATT